AACGCGCATAGTGATGGTGGATCAGAACGCAGTGTCAAGAATAACAGAGAGGATAATGCAGCCAACACCAAAGGTGAGAAGTAGGATGCCGACTGATGGAATTGTAGAGCAGCCAGCTGCCACAAGGGCAGCCACTGCAACAAATGTTAACATGGGCATCAGTCTGCCAGGAAGTAGAGAGGCTTGATCTTCTTACGGGTCACCTCGCCTTTAATGCGAACGACACGGAAGCGAACAACGTCAATCTTACCAGCACGCTCCAGATCAGTCAAGACTGACTTGGTGCCCCAGCTGTGATGCGAGTCAAGTGTAGCATCGTTGATCTCATACAGCTGTTTGCCTGGGTTAGCTGCAATGAAGCGTAACACGGCATGCTCTGAGAGCTTGCGGCTGAGCTTGGAAGCAAAGCGAATCATTTGTGGGTGGGGTTTGAACTGGTGGAATCGTAGCAGATCGTGGAGGTGGGTCAAGCTTCGCGCTGACGTCTCGCTGTGATTGCTAACGAGAGTGTAGCAGATCCGGTGAGTGTGTCCAGCCTTCGCGGCGGATTCTCGGTTCGGATTGCTTAACGCCAATGTAGCAGATCGGGTGAACGGCGCTGAAGCGCAGAAGGTTGATCTGTAACAGTTCGTAATGTATCAAGAAATACATCACGAGAAACCAGTGGTGGCCTGGCGTTGGTCACAAGTTAACGCAGATTCGGCAGCTGTCCAGGTCTCTTCAGATTCTCTTCGGATTCGTACAGATTGCGACTGATTGAGACGGCTCGAACCCCTTGCGGCACAGTGCACCTGCCCATGTAACGAGACACATCAGACGGCACGCTGAGACCGGCACGGGGGGTGTTGGCCCCGCGCCAGCGTTATAATAGGCTTGACAAAATTATGCCAAAATTTAAGGGGTCCTGAGGATCCAGACCAGCGCAATGCCGACCAGAACCAACAGAACCAAGACCATAATCACTACTGACCAAACGATCATAGCTACCACATAGCCTCAAAAACATCAGGAAGCTCTTCTTTGAGCAGATCTTTGACACTCAAAGCAACACTACGATGCTCTAGCTGCGTCTCAGGACCGCTTCTAAGGTCCACATAATGCAACCAAGACCGAATTGTACCGTTCATGTACAAAGTCGTCTCTGAGCCGAGGGGAAGGACCTCTCGTGCACATTCTTTAGCTATTCCAGCATCCAAGAGGCTGTCATAAAGGGCATAAGAAGAAGCATAGTGGTCTTCGATCTGATCATTCCAAGCATACTGCTCAGCCAACGGAATGTCATCAATACTGTTCTGCCTATTGTCAACGTCCTGTCTGCGAAGAAGAGGAGGCTGCGGTATAGACTGAACTGCTGCATAGCGTTGAGAGAACTCTTGGAAGGAGAATGATCTGTGTCGTAGGATCTGAGCTGCTATTGCTCTTGTTGTTTTGATCTCTACAACCATGTTAGCCATCTCAAAAGGAGACCAATGCCTATGCTTAATAAGATAGCGAAGCAGACGGGGTGCTGTCTGTGTGTTGTTCTGATTAGCAGGGTTACTCACCCTTGCACAGTAAGCAATAAGTCCCTGTGCGTCAGGGGTAATGGAAACAAGTTTAACGGTGTGCATGTAGATACATGATATATATGTGGTATCTAGTAGTCTTACTAGAGGAGGAGGAACAGTGAGAAGATGGTTCGGACTTCGTCCTCACCTCATCTTCAAAAAAAGAAGAGGGAATTTTGTTGTCATTCCCCCTTCTTCACCGCTGTTTCCACACACGAGGGCACCACTCCCCGTGTTTTATGTGGTGGTTAAGCGCCTCTATTGACAGAAACCCAGGTATAGCCTTTGTTTTTGGCCTTTCCTCTGGCTTCTTGTCTTTGTCGAAAATCCATGCCTAAAACCATGTGGTTTGCGGCTGATTGTGGGTCATCCATCCATGCCTGTTGTAGGTCATTCCACTCTTCAAGTTTACGTTTGGCGATCTCGTTATGAGCGGAGATAGCCATGGCATCTGTAAAGTATTTTACACCTTGTGCTAGTGAGTCAAGTCTGTCGTCATGTTTGACAGCACCTTTCTCACGACACATGCGACTCATTTGATAGAAGAGCATATAGAGGAGGCGCTCCTCAGGAGGTGCGTCCTTATTCGAATTATAGTCCCACTCGATGAGACCTCGGTCAATAACAAGGCGGTGTTGATTAAGCACAGGCTCCAGAGCATCAATGATGCGATCTTCTTTCCTGACATTAGCTCGTACCTCTTCGATGTCAATGTTTTGTTTAGTTTGGATTAGGTGTTTCTTGAACAGCTCAGCTACGATGCCGTCACCAAAGTTAGTCTCAATTAAGAGTTTTGAGACCTTGTATTTTTTGCAGCCTCTCAGAATGTCCAGGAGCGTGTTGTCTGAGTATCCGTCTCTGTAAGCACGCATTTCGTGCACGTACAGGAAACCGTTGCGTTGGCTGATATAAGTTGCCGCTGTTTCATCCGTTCCACGACCCGACGGGTCAATGCTGCAGATTGTCTCAGCGTAATCACTCCATTGCCCCTGGAGCTGCATTGGACTGTAGAAATAATCTCCAGGTAGTCCGACAGTTGGAGCGTCCTTGATGACGTTTTTTGGATCGCTACACCACACGACTGACTCAGGAGCAGTAGTGGGGTTAACAGAGGTAACGATAAGGTCTGCCATCTTAAGCGGGAACTTCTCAGCGTCACTGAGAGTTGTGTCAAGCATAAACTGCAGCATAAAGTTGCTGCGTCCCATTGCTGCTTCGCGTTCAATAAGGTTTTCATCATTGAATCGATCCGGGTCAGTTACTTCCCAGGACTCTGCTCCGTTTTCAATGTCTTCTGTCAGCTGTGGAGCCAGCAGTCCTTCATAATTAGCTAGTTTCTTGGGGTATCTAGCAGGCCACACAAAGGGTCTGTAGTTACGTTCTGCAAGTTTACGGTAGATAGTAAAGGTTGTCTGGGGTGTACCCAGGAACATAATGCGACTATCGGGGTGTGGAGTCAAGATAGACTCAGTTTCTGTACAGAGTTGCAGCAGCTTCTCGCGCATTAGTTCAGTCATACTATTGCCAGGAACCTCAACGTCGTCTAGAATCATAAGGTCAGCACGGCTACCAGTAAGCTGACCAGTAATGCCGACAGACTTAACTGAAGGAGCTTGGTGAGGTTTAGCTGGTCCGACGTCGAACGAGACCCTGGACCATCTTTGGTCATCTGATTTAGGTTTTAGGTGTGCAAGCCAGTTTACCTCTAGGATAAGGCGTTGACAGAAAATAGAAAAGGAGTCTGCTCTATCCTTAGATGCAGATACCACCATAATCTTCTTGTCAGCATCTTTGAAGAGGGTCCACAGCACGAACGCAGCTGTAATCCAGCTTTTACCGACGCCACGAAATGCTTGGATCTGTAGACGTTTTGGACCGTGTTGTAGGTACTCAGCGATGCACAGTTGTGCACGGGTTGGTTGTGGAAGTTTGAGGTGTGCCCAGATAGCTGTCAGAAAATACCGAAAGTCTGTCTTTAGCTGTAGCTCAATGTCGTCTGTATGCATGCTAGAAGGGGCTAGAAGGGGCCTCTAAGGCGTCCCGAGTGGGATTGTACCTTAGAGGCATTTTAGAGGACTTAACGGCGCTTTTTCTTACGTGTAAAAGAAGAGCGGCCCGCACCACGTCCGCTAGTAGGACGTACTTTAGATTTTTTAAGCTGGTTGCCAACAGCTTCACCAGCTGAAATAGCTAGACCAAGCTGACCAGCACGACGAAGCCCGCGCATAGCCATGCCAGCATACCTACGGACCCTACCTGCTTTGGCAGCTTTGCTGCTAAGATCTTTAAAACTCTGTTCACGAGCAAGATGCTTACGCCTTGCTTGCTTAAATTTGCTTTCAGTTGACTGCCTCTTACGATCCCGACGCCGTTTCGCTTCTTCGTTTGCGTCAATCGAAAGGTTAGACAGCCTACGACGCTGAGTTGCGTTCGGACGTTTAGTACGTCGGATGTTGTTAGATGCCATTACTTTTTCTTTTTACGGCGGGCAGCTGCATCCGCAGCAATTTTCTTTGCAAGGGCGGTGGCTTCTTTGATTTTACCTGCCCTACGAAGCTCGTCGTACTGCCTGTTACGAGAATCAGCAGAGTAAGCTCGACGTTCGGTTTTAGTCAAACCGTCATTCTTAGGCTTAGGCTTGGGTTTTGGCTTAACCTTAGGTTTAGGAGTCACGTTTTGACGTGTTCCTGGCTTGCTGCTGTTACCACCAGACCTCGTAACGTTTCCAGGCTTGTACCTAGGGTTCTTGCTGTTAGCAAACTCAGCAGCGGTTTGGTAGTTACGCTTTTTGGGTTTGGATTCTTGCTTAGGCTTAGGACCTTGCTGTTGAGGCTTGTTACGCTCTTTTGCAGTGCTGCCTCGTGCGGCATTGATGGCATCATTAGCCAACATTGCAGCTGTCAGAGCAGAGCCAGATCCATCGTCACGGCCTGCCAACACACGACCAGCTCCTTTTAAAAGCTGACCACCAATACCAAGTGCCCTACGGGCGATGTTCATGCCTTGTCTACGTGCAGCTTGACCATAGGTAGGTGCAGCTCCACCAGCAGTGCGCACACCGGTACTACGGCTGCCCATAGAGGCTGCTGCACGCCTATTAGCAGCTGCTGTTCGGCGGCTAGGGGGTTGATTACGGGTAGTACCAGGCCGTTTAGTACCACGGGGCGGCTTGCTACCACCAGATTGACCAGCTGCAGGAAGTGCTCGTTGACTGGCTCGGTTTTTTGCAGCTTGTGCTCGTTGTTCTCGCAGCAAACGCCGTTGACGTTGCCGCATAGTTTCTTCGGGCTTTTTGCCCTTTACTCGTTTTCGAGGAGCCATTGTTAGTTAATGTGATCGATGATACGTTGTTCTCTGTCAGGGTGCATACCGTATTTAGTACGCATCCAATCTAGCCAATTACTACTTCCTTTGTCCTGATTACAGTGGGTACAAGCGGGTACCAGGTTGCTCGTGAGATCTTCTCCACCCAGAGACTTTGGGTGAACGTGGTCAAGAGTAAGTTCATGTAATTCATAGTTGTTTCCACAATAAACGCATTGACATGCAAAGTGCTCCTTAATAGCACGCCTCCATAGGCGCTTAGCTTCTGGTGATGTCATCGTTATTAGGTTGTATAGGTAGTGATCAGGAGTAGGAAGTAAAGGAGTCATCGCTTGATTCTTAGCTTGCTCCTATTTCTGGCTCTGTTGGTTGACGAGTCTTCGAGGACGAATTTGCCTTCCGTCGTTTTCGAGACGTCTCTTCCGCCTTTGCCGTAGATTCCACGGCGGCGTCTTTCTGCGTTGTGTTCGACGCGGTATTTGACGTTCTCTGGACGCTTGTTTCTTTCCGAATTGGTATGATTCTTGCGTCGTGCAGCGGCTGCATTTGTACGGTAATTCTTCGCACTTTTTTTAAGTTGAGATACGGGTTTTCTTTTAGGAGCCATTAGCGTCTCACGGCTTTTTGTACTTCATCAAAATCGATGGTTGGCATAATATCAGCAAGGCTGCTGAGAGCAGAACCCTCAACAGCCACACCAGTAATATCATTTTTAGAAAGCCAGTCACACGCAGCTTTTAGGTCTTGCGTGCTAGCCTCGCCTGACTTAATACGTGCTAAAAACTCCTGTGTGATTAGGTTGTGAAGCTCATTAAACGAGTCTTCGGTGGCACGTTTAGCCATTTCTAATTACAATTTGGTCAATTTTGTTTTCGATGCGGATCATGTGACCCTCCATCTTAGACACAGCTGCCTCAAAGTCTTGCTTTGGTACATAGCTTGTAGCTACACGCAGCTCAAATGTGTCAATACGACGATCCATGTCGTTGATACGGCTGTGCAAACGGTTAGTTACAGCAGCACCTGCCGCAACAATCGCAATCACAGCAGAAACTGCTGCTTCAATCATTTTTAACTGATACAATAGGTACGATGTCGTGGCAAAGTACTTCCACGCGACTACCAGGGCGGAAAGTGAAACCAGCTTTCATAATTTCTGTGCATTTAAGTGCGCGGACTAGCTCGTAGTCCAGGCGCATCTTTTGTTCATGCCGTAGTGCTAACTGCTTGCACTGCTCAGTCATGCTTCCGTCTAGCGGAATGCTAAAGTTAAGCTGTGCTCCCCAGTTGTTGTTCTTGACATAACCGTCAGATTCCATGGGAACAGTGTCATTGCCCATGTAGAACGGGCTAAATGTCATCGTTGCTCCATTACAAGAACTCCCAGAGGCAAAATACTGCCTACTGGGAGCACCATTGTTCTGGAATTGTACGGCTTGATTGGTTACATTGCCTGTTGCAGCTGCTACCGGATTAGAGCTGTTGTTTACTTCAGGCGCTTGTTCTGCATACGCAGGACTTACTGCGAGAAGACAGACAGCGAAGTAGTGGTAGAGTTTTGTGTAATGTCCTCGGTGATGTCGATGGTCTCGACGATCCCTGCTGACCGTGTTACTGTCTCCAGCTGCCACGGTTCGCCCGATGTTGTTACACTGAACGTTGTTGCTGAGTCGGTGATGTCCCCGCTTGGGGTTACGTTTGTGCCAGACCATGATGAATAATCACCGCCGTACACCTCATGAGCAACGGTGCGCTGGATGTCAACGGTGGTAGTAGTGGTTGACTGCATACTACCTTGGGTGAACTGAGGAGTTACCGTTTGGGCTGATGCAGGTGCCGCGAGAAGCAGCAACAGAAGTAGCTTTTTCATTCTTTCTTTTCGCGGGTAATAGAGAACGAGGCAAGTGTTCCAGATAGAACACTAGCAACATAGGTGGGGTCCATCTTTTGCATCCAACCAGCGTAGCTAGCCGTCAAGAGTCCTGCGGACCAGACGAGGATGACGAATCGGATGAACTCACTTTTTTTGTGATTCGAGTCCATGCTTGTTTGAAAACAGGTTTCATAACAGTGACCAGCCACTTAAACATAGAAGTAGCAGTAAGGGTGGCAGCAACGGACACAACAGCGGTTGTAGCTGCTGTAGTTAAGACAATTCCATCCGGTACTGGTACATCTAGTTCTGTGTACGGAACACGGACTGTAGGCATCGGAGGGACTGGTGGTTTAGGCTTAGGTTTGTCAGACTCTGTAGTTCCTTTGACCCCCGGAGGAGCCCGGAGGTCGCTAGGAGGCACCACAAGCGGCTTGTAAGACGGCAAATCCGCTCGTGGGACCTCTAGTACAGGACGGGGTAAAACAACGGGCTCAGGGAGCCTTAGAGACGGGAATACCGGTGGCTCGCCTAAGTCCATTACCACTCATATTCGCTAATGTAGCATTTACCGCTGTTACTGCTAGTGCACTTAACAGCAATGTTACTACCTTCAGGGACTGTAATAGTAACACGCTCATCAGTTTTGACAAAGTGATTGTCATCGTCTGCTTCAGTCACAGACACACTGGTAGTAAAAGCAGTGTTGACCGTACCGTGAGTAATGCTTACAACTGCATTACTACGAGTAGCGGTAAACGTAGCACTAACAGTTGCATCAGCATTCAAAGCATCTTTAATGCCTTCAGCTACGTTGTTACGAGTAGTAGCTGCTGTATCACTTTCGTCGCTTTCTGCAACAATATAAGTGACATCAGTGCCTGCAACAGTTACAGTTACCTGATCGCCAGCTTCATAAAAACCGGTAAGA